TTTTTTCGGGAGTTTTTGAAAGAAGTGGTTCAGGAACGGTTTTGGGTAGGGAGTCATTTTACTTTTTCACAGCCCCCCCATTCCGAGGATTTTATTTTCCTCTTCAGGCCATCCATCCAAACCGATTCGCGGTTTAGGCTTGAACCCCATATCATCAAGTGTTTTGATGTGATGGCATTCCTTACAGAGCATTTGGAGGTTGGTCGGATCGTTATCGCCACCCTTTGACAAGGGCATGATGTGATCCAACTCCTCTCCTAGCCTGACTATTCCCTTGGCTTGGCAATGCGTACATAGCGGAGACTCCATCATTCTGAGATGACGAACCTTCTGAAGCCGCCATCCGCTTATGCGTTTAGAGATGATGAAACCTCCGCAAAGATAGTGGTCAACTTATGCGTATGCGCTCTTGACGATTGCATTCTAGATCACTTCCACATAACTTTGCAACTGTTTTCTACCACTACTTACATAATTTTTTAATGTATGTAGGTTGATATCTAATATTTTGCATACTTTAGTTGGCGATGTGTTCTCAACATAGAACCATTTGATTGCGATTCTATTCACATTGGACAGATGACGCATTGCCCCCTCAAGTAGCTCGGCATCAGGCAAATCAAGGGAAAAGCTGTTCGGATTGCCATTCCATACTTCTGTCGGACGATACCAACGGAACATTGGATGTACTGACCCATAGCCCCTGCGAGGTCGGACATACACAGACCAATTCTTTAGTCTTGCATCTATCTTGTGCTCACCCTCTTGTAGGGCAAAGAAGTCAACATAATCCATCTTTAGCCTATTGTTTCCAATGGTTGGCAAATGCTTTGAGTGGATAGAAGACCAAAGAGTTCCTGTATCCACCTTCTATTATCGGATGGATTGGTGTTACTCCATGCACATTACGCCATGCAGGATACACCAACATTGAATTGTCCCTGCTGTCAACAGTTGCCCCATAGTCAGGAACAGTTGTATTGCCGCCTCTAGCGTTCTTCTTCTTGGCAATAATCACATTGACGCATCCTTCTAGATTAGCGGCATCTCTGTGGAAAGGTGCGGAGATATTGAAGTTGCTGATACTTGATGTGAACAACTCTCCAAAGCGGAATTCAGGCGGGACTTGTTCTGTGATGATTCTTTTCTGCGTTTCATAAAGCTCAGGAGCGATCTCTTGCATGAGCTTCTCAGATTCTTTGCATAGCAGGAGCATGGCTTTGACAAATGTCTGCGCTGACTTAACCTGATGTACGCTAGAGATCGCAGGATACACCCTCTTCATATGTGGCTTGGGTGCTATTGATCCAAGTATTGTGCTGTATTGCCGAATGATCTGGTACTTGTTCTTGCCATTCTCATCTTGACCCATTGGCTTCTTCCTGTCCATGAAAGACTTTGGCACTCTCTCAGATAGGAATTCAGCATTGGCAACATCAGCAAGCTGTTTGACACGCCCTGTCATCTCTTTGATGTAGAAGCCAACAATCTTATCGTCTGACAGAAATATTGTGTCCTCTGTGACATTTGGCTCAATATCACCGCATACATCGCCAATCTTTATGCTGTGCTTGACCTGTTTGAGTTCCACATAGTTCATAACTGTTCTTTCACAACATTCTTGGCCATTTGAATCTCTGTGTATTTAGATTTTCTATTCTCATTGATAGAAAAAATATCGGGATATAACTTACAAAGCATCAGAGAGGCTTGTCTTTCAAGGGTTGCTCTATCTGCGATCTCTTGCATACCGCCTTTATTGGTGTAGTTGTTTGTCAGGCAAGATATGAAATTGAAACGCGCAATATTTCCCATGTGCTTATAAAACTTTACGCTTCTCTCATAGTCCGTCTTTGTTTTCAATTGGCACAGAACCCTATGGTCTTTGGTTGATTTGAAGCCAAAAAGATTAGCAACAATGTATGTTGCACCTATATCGATTGTCTTGCTCATAAAAAATTTGTTTGAGCTTGGATAGACACCAAAAGAATTGATTTGTTTATTATTGCAATAATTTGTTATGAATCCAAACAGCTTCTTCAAATCCTTTGTCATCAAAGACTGTATCTGCTTGATGTCATCTTCAATGACAATTACAAAAACTCCGACATCGAAATAATTTTGAATGTAATTAAATTTATCAGTTGCGTTATCTGTTTGGCACATAACAAGGTTGTACTCTGGGCAAATTTGCTTATAAAGAGCCATATCTTGCTCATCGCTTATGAATAAATAAATATCTTTCTTATCGAAATCAGATAGCAAACTCAAAGTAAGTTTGTTTATTGAATCTGATCTCCGATGAGTTGGTATTGCAATCTTCATATCAAATCCGTCATGTTGTTAACAACAGAAATGTATTTGCTGTTGTATTTGCAAACCCGCAATCCTTCTGCAATGGCATATCTGATTACATCTTGGCCATACTTATCTGAAATTATTTTTGCCTGTGAATAACTTTGCTCGTATGCAAGCAAACTGAAAAAAGCCTTCCCTGCATCCGTCAGATAGCTTCCAAAAATACCTTTGTAGTTCGGATCGATGCAAAATAATTTATTGTCTTGGACAAGAATATTAGTTGTTGAAAGATCGCCATGAAAGAAAGATGATTCATGTTCTTCTAACCCATCAATGATGGTCTGCACTTTGGCTGTCGCGTATTCAATTCTTGGCAAATTCCGTTTGTAGCTGTCAAAAGAATAATTTTTAATTGATTTATTCTTGTACGACTCAATCAAATCAATAATTTCATGCGCTGTTGGCTTCTTGTGTTCTTTCACTCTTTCAAGAATGATCATCTCATCGTTGCAGAATAATATTCTCGGTGTCTGCACGATGCTATCTGCCGCCTGATACCAAGCGTATTCCAATTCTGCGTTTTTTGTTTTCTTGATTACTGTGCTGTCTGTGAAGATTAGCTTATTTTTTGTGAAAGGACTCAATAGGCTTGTAAAATCAGCGTCTTGGCTTACAGTCATGTCATCAATGTAGATCGCGCCATATTCTTTGTTGAAAGAAATGCAATCATGCGGAACATTGTGCAAATTGAGCCAAGTTTGAATATCTTTATGATATTTTTCAATCTTTTGACTCTCTGACAAACCGAATCTTGAGCCACGCGCTGTCACAATTTTGATTGTTGGATTGATTGTGCTTTTCAAATCCTGCAAGCGTTTTATCAACGCAAGATTAGGCATCCTGTCCATGATGCGCGTATTTCCAATTGCCAATGTCCCATCAAAATCAACAACAACGATCATAGTGCCTCGTAATAATCTTCCACATCACCTAATTTGATAAATGTGTTTTCTTGGATAACTTTCGCGCCAATCATTCCTGATGCCAAACTGTTCACATCTCTCATGTTGTCTAATAAATTAGACATGGATTTGACGAAATAAATTCCACTACATTTATTTTTTGAAATGTTGTCTTTTTCATTCACAGCAATCAATCTTGAATCCTCAATCAGAATTGAGCCGTATTTAGGCTTCTCGCTATTGAAGAAAAATAGTGTGTCGCCATCAAAATTCAATTCTGGCAAACCAAACGGGATGATGTCACAGTCAACAATCAAGCAATCTTGCTCATGCGCTATTTCTGTCAGCGTATCTTTCCTGCTGTTTGTTTTTGCGTTACCTAGCAGATTTGCATAAGGGAAAATCTTAAAGATATGCTCAATGATGCGTTTGTCCCTGTAATAAATAAATTGTTTATCAACAGGACTGATTTCCTTCATCCTTGTGCCAGAGCCGCCAATGGTTACAAAGATTTTCATTTCAAACTTTATCTTTTTGTTTCCGCAGGAAATCTAAGATCATGTACCCGACATAAGCGTTCTGACCACGCCAATATTTGACCAGTTCTTGCGCCTCTGAATAGTGTTCAGGCTCAAATTCAATTTGTATTGCCTTTCTGACACCATCAGCCATGTCTTGAATCTTGTCATCAACATCCTCGTCATCAAGGACAGAATAATCAATTGCGCTTTTAGCCAGTTCTGATTCATCAAAACCGAGCAATTCAATTTCAAAGTCACAATTTTTCAATTCTTCAATTTCAAGGCCAAGGATATCCATGTCCCACCCTGCATTCAGAGCCAATTTGTTGTCAGCAATGACATAGGCCTTTTTCTGAGTTGCTGTCAGATGTGAAATTTCAATAGTCGGAACGCTTTCCAACTTCAACAATCTTGCCGCCATTACCCGCCCATGCCCTGCCAAGATGCCATTCTCTCCATCCAATAGGACAGGATTCGTGAACCCGAACTCACGGATACTTGCGGCTAATTGTGCAATCTGCGATTCAGAGTGTGTGCGGCTGTTGAGTGCATAGGGAATCAACTGTTCAGTTGCCTTATATTTGATTGCCAATTTGTTTGTCATATACGCCTTCTGATTAGATAAGGAATCTTAGCATATACCTTATATATTCCCAAACAAGACACCCCCTAATTTTTTTTTCTGTATGCCTTACCACCACCCCCCCCACTCATCGCTCTTTTTCAAAATAATTTTGCAAATCAGGGACTTCAATGTTGTGAGGCCACAATTGAAGCATCACCAAACGCTGAACAGTCTTGCGGTGAGCCTTCTGCCAGAGTATTTGCCTTTCCTCCTTAGACAAGTTGCTACCTTGGTCGATCTCCATGTGGCATCTGTAGCAAAGGCTTGCAATCAGGTTGTCATCAGCTTTGATAGAACGCCCTTTGCCGCCTCCAAAATTAGTATGTGCCGCAACTACAGTTCCGTCATCAGCACCACAATTCTGACAAGCAATTTCTCTTGCATTGCGGAGCAAAGTGGTGCTACGGATGTATTGATGTTTAGGGAATTTCATGCTATTTCAACAACTTTGTCGTTCCTAGATTTAATGTAGTTTTTGGTTTTCTGAATCATTTTTTCAAAATCGCATCTAGGAATACTTGCCTGTTGAAGATCGGCATATTCAAGCAAATCTCTAATCGCCTGAATCCCGATTCCACTCAGTCCCATTTTTTTTGTTTTCTCATAGCGTATTGCCGCCTCATGCAAAGCTGTCTGAGCTAAATTACAACTTTGTAATGCTTCGTTTCCTATGCCATTGCTTGCCATCATCTCAGTTAGATTCAAAACATCCACCAGAGTACGCCAATCCTGAACAGTACCCATTCCGCGAATCATAGCGTCCAAAGCCGTCAGTTCTGATAAACGCAATTTGTTCAAATCTTTTCGCTCAATAAATGCGACACCTGTGATGGCGTGTTCAATTGGGTTAACTAATCCCCAATGCTTTCTTTTTGTTTTCTTTCGCATGATTTAATTGTTTTTCTTTGAAGCATTGACCATCCCAAAAACTACAAATCCAAACAAGATCAATCCAAAACGCGCAAATTCACTCCACTCAGATGGGTCATATTGCCAATTGATAAATGCCGCAAAAAAATAAGATACGCCAAAAGATATTGCAAGACTCTTCATTTGATTGCCCTCCATTGTGTTTTTGGCTGTGCATTTTTTGATGAATAAGAATGAATCAAAATATTAAATACTTGCGAGTAAGTTAATTCAATTCCTAAATCTGCTTCAAGTTGATTTTTTATTTCATCAAATTTTTCTGAGATTGGTAATGTTATTCTTTTAGACATTACGATCTCCGCGAGCAATCTCTGCCATATAAAGATCAGCACCCTTCTTAGCAAGATCGTCTAGCACTTCAGCCGTAAAGCATCCGCTAATTTCTGTCTGACCCAATTTAATTGAAACGATACTTCTATCAAATGTTGAATCTTCATCTCTGTCAAATTCAATTGCAACATAAACAGGCTCCAAGCCCTCACCAATCGTTGTGTAGTAAGTATAGTTATACATAATCATTCCCCTTTTGTTGAAAAAATAATTCCGTTGGTTGCACCCCATGCTTCCAACCATTCTATAAATTCGCTTGCATCTTCTTTCGTGAATTTGCGCGACTGCATCCCAAGCTGAACAATACGCTCTCCGTCTAAACTTTGAACGAGTCGCCCAATCTTGCGATCTGTTTCATTTGCCCATTGGTCAATCAATAAGCGTTTGAAATCTTCGGAACTCCATTTGCTTCCGATGTGCTGTGCTTGCTTGGCAACTTCGCCAATCATGGCGTGATATTTTTCTTCTTGGTCGCGGCTTTTTTTCTCAGGCTTTATTTCAAGGGAAAGTTTTCTTCCCGCTTGCAATGCTGTTTTGACTTTTGGCCATAAAGATTGCATCAAAGATGTTGCCTGTTCACTTGTTTCAAGGTGATACATCATTTTGCTACTCCAATCATACGCAAAGCCGATTCCACACCATCCACTCGGCAAACTGTGCCACCATTCCAGTTGAGAAAAAAATCGCTCTGCAAGTCTGTTAAACGCTTCTTTGAATTTGTTTTGATTTCTATCAAGAATGAATGGCCTCTGTAGCCAACGAGCAAATCCACAGGCAAACCAATAATCCAAACAAATGCGCCAACATCACGCAAGGCTTTGACTATCTCTGCTTGATTTGCATCCACTCTTGCGGCATATCTCATTTGTCTTTCCTCGCAATCAAAGCATCAATACATTCTTTTACCGCCTCATTGTGTGTGACAGCATCGCGGGATGTTGGCATCTGATCAGTTGTGACAAAGCATCTGAGCAATTCAATTACACATTGTTCTCGCTCCTTCATCAACAATGCTTCAATGTCAATGTCTTGTTGCATTTTTTTTCCTTTGAATATTCATTCTTTTTCTCAAATCATCAGCGGCAGACTGACCACGCCTCTTTGCTATGTCCGACAATATCTTGCGCCACCACTCTAATGCTTCGCCCTTGCCTTCTTCCAGTTGCTTCTTTCTGTATCTGGCAATCCATTCCCTCGCTTCGCTGTCTTTTAGGTGTTCCTTGTCCATCTAAGTCCCCTGTTGCTTCAAGAGCTTTGTCAATAATATTCTCAGGATAAATGGCTCCGTCATAAACTTTGTCCAAGATTCGCATTGCATCAAAATAATTCATTTTAGAATTCATCCTTTTCTTCATACCATTGAGCTACTGTCTTTGGCTTAAGGTCTGGTAAAGATGAAAGAGCTTTTTTCTGAGGCTTACTGTTCTGCCATTGGTGGTACGAGCATTTAGGTTTTTCCCCATCACAATGAACAGCCCATCTACTCCCGCAACCATCTACTGAGCAGTAAATAGAAAATTCAAATTCTTCTTTTCTTTTTGATTCTGGTTTAGCAAAGCTCATTGTTTAGCCTTTTGAGAAATTCGATTTTGCTTTAGATTTTTTCCTGTTATCTTTTTATTCCAACAGGATTGGCAAATCCATTTAGACCCCATATCGATGCCGCCCTCTGGAGGCTTGCTTGTGTCGCATCGTGAGCAAAGTTTAAATTTATGTAATGGCTGATTCGCGCCAAGTGCAATTGAATGCATCATGTTTTCTTCTCCTTGAGTTTGGCTTCAATAACATAATCGTGGAACACAATACCCTTGGTCACATCGCCAACTTTATGCGCCTTGACCCAGCAAGTTTTGCCCGTTTTCAAACGCCTCAAATGCCCTCTACGGTCATGCAATCTAGGGCTTGCGTGTGTGCCCCCTTGATGCTCATTTTTGGGCTTAGAGGCTTCCACCACCACCGTAGTCCAGTCGTAAGTAGGCATTTTGCCTTCTTTAATTTTTCGTTGATTAGTAAATGTAGGTTTTGTAAAAGGTTGATGCGCTTGTACTGATTGCGTTAACGATTCAAGCCAAATACCGCAAAAAGAAAGCATTGTTTCTGCCATTTCTTTAGATATTTCTTTGCCATCGTCTATTGGCCCGTAACGCAACATATTGCCATCAACCACATAAACCATAGGCGGGAATTTAGTTGGCATACGCCCTGTTACACCTTTCCATGTAGATACCACAATGCCTTCTTCAGGGTTAGTACCAACCACCATAAAAATAGTGTCATAAGACGCATAAGTTTTGGTTTTACCGCGCCAAACCACAATGTTTTTTTCAAACGGAGGGCGGTACTTCATTAATGGTTCAGTAACCGCATGGCTTCTATCGTCAACATAACCCGACAAATCAAACCACTGAATTTCGGTAGGGTCAATGCCGCCGTCAAAAGCCATTTTGATAGTCTCGCGAATTAACGGGGTCATCGATTCATCTCCTCGATCAATGCACCGCACAACTCTCTAGCCGCATCGTTGCCGCCCTTGACGCTGATCACCACGGTGTCACCCTCCACGCGCACGCCACGCATCAGCCCAACCCATGTGCGCTGTGCTAAGAACTTTCCGCGAGGTGTGCAAGCACGCCAACAGGTTTGATATTCTCCGCAACACGGTTGTGCATCTTTCAGGCTCTCAATCAGTCCCACAGGCTCTTGCTCTGGCTCATAGTCCAGCCCCAACTCACGGGCGTTCTCTGCCTTCCTATCTAGGGCTTGTTGTGCCAAGGCTTCTTTGATGGCGGTGATGGCTTGCAATTGTTTTTGTTGCGGATACATAGATGTTTCCAACGCCTTCAGCGCCAGCTTCAATGCTTCGTCTTTAGTCATAGCGGCGCGTCCTCAAAATTGTCGGGATTAAATTTCGGCTGACGCTGATCTTTATGTTTTGGATTTGGAAATGGAGGAAATGGCCATGTCATATGTGAGTCCAAATAAGCCAATGAACCCAAGTCCAAAAGATAGTCAGCATTAAAAACAATGCTCCGAAAATATATCTATTTTTCATTTCGCATATTTCCCATCAATTATTTTTGCAAAATTTGAAGCTGTCGTTATCCACTCCAAATCAGGCAACCATGTTCTATCTTTGCTTTTGTATCCGTTAACCAAAGATGAATCATTGGCAATGTAACTAAAAAAACTATCCCACCACTTCAAACCACTTTCTCGCGTCTTATATCCGTCAGGGGAATAATTGGATGGCTTTGAGGCTTGTATCCATCGGCTTTTCAAAACTGTCTGCCTATTCCCTTCCCAAACTCGCGGCTGTGTCAGGTGCGGCAAATGCTTCTTGTATAGCTGAATAATCTCTTTGTGTGGACAGGGTGGAAGACCCTCTTCCGCCAAAGATGCGTTAGCATCTAAATCCAATGGTTGTTGGTTGTTAGTTATTGGTTGTTGGTTATTGGTTGGTTGAACGCCCGTTGGACTGCCGTTGGCTCTGCGTTCAGCAGATGCCTTACCCGCCCTTGATGCCTGTTCAACTTTGGCCTTGTAGTGTTCAATTTCTTGCAATACCCTGTCGCTAATCCAACCATCATTGTGTCGCGTAAAGAACTCTTGCACTACTACTGCAATGCAATCCGTATGCGACCGCATCCGAATCAGTCTTGCGATCTGCTCGTAGTCCAAAGGCAATTCTTTTTCATGTAAGTAGCACCAATCAAGCATTCGGCGATAAGCCAAATCCTCCATCTCGTTCAGATGTAGTGTGTGCGTGTGGTAGTCACCAATATTGAACTGGTAATAGTGCATAGCCGCCCTTTTCAAACAGCCCCCTAAAAGAAACCTCGGCAGGAGAGGGGGAGAACTCTTTTCAGATGGGTAATTAATCCATCCTAGCCGTGTTTCAAATTACAAAAACCATTCAGGTTTCAAAGCACGAAGTTGAAAGACACGCATCTTTGGCACATCCTCTTTCCACATGGAAATCGCGGGTTGAGAAATGCCCAATAGAAGCGCAAGCTCTTTGATACTTCCTGCAAGTTTTATAGCATCATTTTTTTTCATGTCTCCATTATAAGCAAGTTTAGCTAACGCAAATAAGTAGAAACCCTGAGTGGACAGCTGTAAACTGTGCCAAAAAAACAACGAAACATACAAAAATAAGGGAATTTATAAATATTTTTAGAATAAATACGTTTTTTATTATTTCTGATGCAAAATTCATTCATGCCGCAAACATCTTGTGGTCTTTTAAAAGGAAATCAAAATGTCAACTCAAGTTCAACTCACACCAAACAAAACTTACGCAACAGTTGCAAATGCAATCAAAGCTGTTGAGAAAGTTTTCCCTTCTGACAAATTTGATTTTAATCAATTGCGTTACATGGTTTTGACCCATACAGATGGCCGCTTCTTCCCTTGCTTCATCGGCACTAGTGCAATGCAATACGGAGTGCATTTCCACTTCAACATCGTTGCCTGATTACATATCTTGAGGCTCATGCTGTGAGCCTTGAGATGTGCAATCTGTCACATCACAACAATCCCCTCGGGGTCTTTTAAAAGGAAATTGAAAATGAAAAACGCAAGAATCAAACTGTCTGAAATCCGTGTCGGTCAATTAGTTGTCACTAGCGACTCTGCTGAAGCGCAAGTGAGAACAGTTGAAAGCATTGATGGATTGATGGTTACTTTGACTTGGTACGAAGGAACAAGCCAATGTATTCAAGGTGTTGACTATTCATTGTTGCGCGTTCCAACGATTGCTCAAGTTGAATACAGCATCAACAACAATGGTCGCCTTGCAAATCTTCAAGATGTTGAAGATGTGACATTGCTGATCGGTTAATCAAATAGGGGGCGCAAGCCCCCGCCCTCAACTCTGAAATTTAATTAAAGGAAATTTATCATGGCACATTTAATCGAAACAAACGCAACGACAGGTATGGCAGAGATCGCTTATGTTGGTCAGAAGCCTTGGCATGGTCTCGGTCAGGAATTGAACCCTGACGCTGACATTGACACATGGTCAAAAATGGCGGGGCTTGATTGGGAGGCGAAAGTTTCACCAGTTCGCTTTCAACCATTCAATGAAGTACAGGACACCTTGCGCGTTCATGGCCAGAATGTTGTCTATCGTAGCGACACATTTGCCCCGCTCGGTTTGGTCACAGACCGCTACAAGCTCCATCAGCCCAAAGATGTTCTGGACTTCTTCAATGTGCTGATGCAAAGCGCAGGATTCAAACTGGAGGTCGCAGGGGCGATTAAAGGCGGTAAACGCATTTGGGCATTGGCAAACACAAACAAAGAGGCCTGTGTCCTTGGCGATGATGCCGTTCGCGGTTATTTGCTGTTGTCCACTAGCTTTGATGGCTCTACGGCAACTGTTGGCCAATTCACTAGCGTCCGTGTGGTCTGCAACAATACGCTTTCAGCCGCTGACAATGAGTTTGCCCCTAGTCGGTTCAATATTACGCATGGTCGCGAGTTTGATGCGAGCCTGATGCGTGACAGGCTCGGCCTAGTGGTTAGCGGCTTTGACGGCATGATGGACAAGTACCGCCATCTTGCCCGTCAGCAAGTCGGTGTCACTTTTGTCAAAGACTTCTTGACAAATTTATTCCCCGCAAACTTTGACCCAAAGACTGCCGAGTTCAAGCCATCTCGCGGCTACAACAAGGTACTTGAGTTGTTTGAGGGAAAGGGCATGGGCGCAGATTTGCAGGGCGCAGGGGGTACGCGATGGGGCTTGCTCAATGCTGTCACCCAATACATTGACCACGACAAAGGCCACAATGTCGACAGCCGCATGAACAACGCATGGTTTGGCAATGGCAACCGCATGAAAAGCGAGGCCGAATCCCTGCTGTTGGCATAAGCAAGGGTTTCCCCTCATCAAAATAATTTGATGGGGGGTGTTCGAATCCTAAATAATCTGGCTTATAATTCTTCTATGCCCTGCAATTTCAGTCGGGGTCTTTTAAAAGGAATCAAGATGTTCAAACAATTCAAAATCACAGAAGTTTACCTTCAAGCGGAATATTTCCATCACCGCCTGAACTGCACTATTCCTGCGGCTTGGATGGCTGTTTTCAACAATGGCCATGAGGTTGCAATCTGCCGCGAATGGGAAGCATCAACTGCTGAAGATGCTCAAGCCTACTACGAAATGCACCACGAAGGAGCAACAGCATGATTGAAGACCGCCCACACCACATTGTCCACAAAGACACTGATCAAATCATTGGAACTTATGCCAACTACGCAGAAGCCTATGCCGCATACGAAAAACTTGGCACAGGCAACGACGGCATGAGTGATCATGCCATTGGTTTAGTTCTTGAGGAGAGGACAGCATGAAAACAGAATACACACGACATGGCGGTGCATACGACAGAGGGTCAGCTGACAAATATTACGGACGCGATTTCAATCCGCATTATTTTGTTGGCGATTCATTGGCTTCTGAATATGTTCTTAATTTGAATGCAGAAGAACGAGCCGCCTATACACAGGGCTACAACGAACAAACCGACGCGAAAGAATGGGGAGATTTATTATGATTCGCTTCAGCAAAGAAAATTTACTTACTCAATTAGAAAACAAGATCAACCACATGGAGCAAGTGTGGGGATTTGTTTCTAATAATGGAACAAACCAAATTACAGACAAGACAGATTTTGACAGAGCCGTTGCTTATGGCCAGTATGTTGAAGTAGTAGACATTTGGGAATCAATAAAAGACGGCAATTTTTTCATCTAATTTAAAAAGGGAAATGAAATGAAACAAAAAATTATTACTGCCTTAGTTGAATGTGTTTTAGCCATCGTCATCTTTGGCGGCATTGGCGTAATGCTTGCTTGGAGGGGCTGAAGATGAACTTGCTATACAAGATACAGGATTTGTGGCGTATGCCATCTCCGAATGAAATGGCGGCAAAGGAGCTTGAAGAAGCAAAGAGGCGTTTCCTTGATGCCCAATCAGGGATGGAATACGCTCGCCGTATGTCAGATTATCACGCTGACAGAATAAAACGATTGACTGCTTATTTAGAAAACGCAGAATAAAAATTAAAGGAATTCTAAGATGACTCAAGTTAACGCTGATTACATTATCGCTTCTATAGCGCAGGATTCATCTCGCCTCTTTGAAGGGGGCGAGCCAAGAGATAGGCTTTCCTATCAGGTCGGAATGTTGCAGGGCAAGATACGCGAGCTTTGCTACATCGTCAATCTCCACGAAGAATTGATCTCTGAAATTAAACAACAACTGGATGCCATCAAATGAAACAAATAGCAACAGCTTTAGTCAAAGCACAAAAAGAATTCGGTCCTGCGCTCAAGAATTCAAAGAACCCGCATTTCAAATCTAAATATGCTGATCTGTCGGCTTGTATTGAGGCGGTTATTGATGCGCTGAACAATAACGGCATTGCCCTAGTTCAACAACTAAGCGAATGCGATTCAGGCGTGATTGTGGAAACATTGTTTATTCACGAATCAGGGGAAATATTAAATTGCGGCAAGATTCATATTCCCGCTGTGAAGCATGACGCGCAGGGCTTTGGTAGCGCGTTGACATACGCTCGGAGATACAGCGTCATGTCGGCTTGCGGCATCGCCCCAGAGGATGACGATGGCAATGCGGCTGTTCAGAAAATTGATGAGTCAAAAATGCTTGATCATCTTGCCGCAATTGATGAATCTGCAACAGAAGAGGATTTGAAAACCGCTTTTACTGCGGCTTATCAATTTGCCAATGGCAACATTGAATCGCAGAAAAAATTTATTGCAAGAAAAGATGCTCGTAAAAAAGCTCTTGCAGAAAGTCAAGGTTAAATCATGGAACAAGGCACAGAAGAATGGTTTGCCGCGCGTCTAGGGCGGGTAACTGCTAGCAGGGTGCAAGACATTGTGGCTCGTACCAAAACAGGATATGCCGCGAGCCGCGACAACTACTTGGCACAGCTTATCTGTGAACGCTTGACAGGCAAGGGCGCAGAATCATTTTCGACTGCGGCAATGGCGCATGGCACAGAGACAGAGCCACTTGCTCGGGCGGCTTATGAGATGAAGAACAGCATCTTAGTTGATGAGGTTGGATTTGTTCAGCACCCGACTATGATGGCGGGGGCTTCGCCTGATGGCATGGTTGGCCAAGATGGTTTGATTGAGATCAAATGCCCACAGACCAATACACATATTGAAACCCTGCTGAGTGGCAAGATTCCAAACAAGCACAAAGCTCAGATGACTTGGCAAATGATTTGTACTGGTCGCAAGTGGTGCGATTTCATTAGCTTTGACCCAAGGCTACCGCAAGAGTTGCAAATGTTCGTACAGCGTTATCCATACGATGCCGAATATGCAAACAAGTTAGAGACAGAAGTTCTGCTATTTTTGGCAGAAGTTGATGTGACGCTAACTACCCTTAACCAACTGAAAGAAAACAATGGCAAAGACAATTTATGAAGTATCTGTTATTACAGGCACTTATGTTAACAAAGATGGTGTAAATAAAAATCGGTATCTGAGGGTTGGTTCAGTTATTGATACCAAGAAAGGACCGATGCTAAAACTTGATTGCACCCCTCTAACAGATGCAGGGGGTTGGAATGGATGGGCATATCTGAATACCCCTAAAGGTGAGGATGGCTTGCCACAGCTTGAAGATGACGATGTGCCGTTCTAAAATTTAACCTGAGGGGAAAACGCGACAGCAATGTCGGACGAACGCCAGTACCCTTACCTTATTGGAGAAGATCATGCATTACAAAAAAATGTTTGACAAGATATTTACTTCTTTCCCAAGAGTCAGAGCTAGTGACCCTGCTACTTCTTTTGAAGCGGCTGATTCAATAAGAGAGTATGCACCGCAACATTACCAAAGAATTGTTGATTGCTTGCTTGCATTTGGACCTCTAGGGAAAGATGGCATAGCGCAATGCACCAATCTTGATGGTAATCAAGTGGCAAGGCGGCTCAATGAAATGCACGATCTAGGCTTGATTGAATTGACAGGGAATAAAGTTAAATCAAATGCCAATCGTAGCGAGAGAGAATGGAAAGCTGTTAAGAAGTGAGGACGTCAATGGCGTGTGCGATATGCTTCTTGCGATCCTCTAATCCAATCGTGCCGCCATTGATTCTTTTTGTCAGCATCAGCCAATCTTCTTTGTCAGCGTACTGATTCAAATTGTGGGTTTGCCAAAACCATCCCGCAGTAAGACTCGCATATTTTGGTGTCCTTACCAAATCGGGATTGCGAACGAAGTCCTCACCCAATGCTTTTCCTGCATGGAAAAAATTTGCCGCGCCCGTCAACTGTAAAAATCCAGAGCCTCGGTACAAGAATCCATCTCCCGATGCCTCATCCCTGTTGCCCATACGAGAGCCGTAAATGCGATTGGCAATCTTAACTGGCTGACGCTCATACTGTGCCGCCGATTCAGGCGTGAAGCCCCATGCTCTCTTCGCTGTCAATGGAAACAGCTTTAGCAGGGTTGGCGCACGATAGTTCAGGTTCTCTTCAAGGACTCTAAAATTATTGCACTCATGGCCACATTGTCCGAGCCATGCGGCTTGCTGAACTGGAGTCAGAATTCCGAAGCGTTCAAATGTTTCATTGAATGGATCAGCCAACGATTGTTCAATCTTGAGTTGTCGTAATTGTTCAGGACTCACCATTTAAAAGATTCCTCACTTCATTGTAAGCATCGATGCAAGCGTTGAGTTGCAAAGTATTTCTGTCACCCTGCGCGACTATTTCTGCGATGGCGATAAGGGTTTCTCGTTCGGCATCAGAAGCTTGGTCAGTCTTTCCGTCAGGTTGGCTTCCTGTTTCTTTGCTATCTGTGGCGGCAATGGCGGGACTTGAGGCGGCTTGCTGACAACTTGCGGTTGGGATGCGCACCCTGCCAGAACGGATAGCGCGATCAAGGGCAGACTGCTTTTGATTAATGACATTGGTTGCCTCCTGTAACTTTGTTGCATTGGTATTGAGTTGTTCACCGAGCTTCTGCTCAGTCGCCCTTGCTTCCTCATTCTTTTTTGCAATGGCAATCTTCATGTCATTATCGCGCTCAAGCCATCCGTAATGATGGCCAACTTGATAAGTTCCGAACAAGGAAATAATTACACCAACGATTATCCACGGCAAAGGAATTGGAAACATCAGTCAGCCTCAGTTCTTGCTATAGCAATTTGTTCCCTCTCGGCATCAGATTCTAGATGCTCTGGGGGTGTGGTTGGAGGCGGTGGAGGTGTCCAGTTTTCATCCAGTTGCGGATTCGTGAATACAGGCATCGCCCCGAACGGCTGACTCGGCAAACCCCCATAAGCTGATGGCGGGTTATATCCTGAATTGTTTGACATACCAAAACCGACGCCCTGTCCTTGGTAGGTGTGACACATAGGTTGCGATTGTTGAGCAGGATTGAACGCCCTAGATACTGCCCCTGCCGCCCTTTTGGTCATAACTCCGCCGATGCCGCCAACGATCAGCAGAACAATGTCGTTCAGCATCTTGGTATAGGCTTGGTCAATTGGAGCCATGCTCTTGATTGGCTGTGTCACGAAGGTGACAGAATACAAGAGTGCAATGACAATGAAGCAAAGGATGCAAGTCACGACTACGACAACAAAGCCCCAAACGCGAACTTCAAATTCTTCAGTTGTTAGGTTTGGCTTCTGGCTGTTGGACATCTGTTACTTTCTTTTCCAAGATTGGGGCGACTAAGTATTCAGGACAATGCTGAGTGAACAAGCACTTCGGCTTCTGACACTCAGGCAAGACAAAGTTATCAGGGTTCTGACATGGATAGCGGTAAACATCTTTGCATCCAGTAAGCAATAGCAGAAGCAGAATATATCTCATGCCATTACATCCACTTGATTGACCTTGACCCAATGTGATTTGATATCTTGAACCTTTTGCTGTTGATCAGCTTGTCGGTTCAGCTTCGCTAAATGTTCCATGTTCTGTTGATGGGTGAGTCTCTGAACTTCCCATTGCATCTTAGCATTTTGCTGATAAGCAGATATTTTCATTTGCCTAATCCTATGCGACCCAAAAATAAATTAACGATCTTATCGCTAAGATCATCAGGAAGGAATTTCAAAAAGCCGAGCGCATATAAAGCCACGCACCCATAACAAAAAATCTTCAAGCATAAGTCAAAGGTCTTTTGATATTCATTCACCGACCGCACCTTCTTGTTTGCTGACAGAACTCCATCAACTCATAGATACCGATTACCACTAAGAACAGAACAAACGCACAGCCTCCAAGAATCACAGCCAACTCGTTTAACTCTGCTTCTTTTTCTTTGGCTTTCTTTTCTGCTCTCTCTAATGCGCGAAGCTCTCTAGCATCATCAATGTCCATCTGATCTTGCCGAGCTTTAATTTTATTCCACACATCGATCTTGCCTGTGGTCATAAAGAGCATTTTTAATTCTTCCTCAAATGCTCGAGCTTGTTCCAAAGCCATCTCAATCTGAAGAGCAGTTCCCATATTGGAACCTTTGGACTTCTTCGTTTCAATCAGGGCTTTAGTTGCGGTTGACTTAGCGTCAAATAACTTTCCAATCATTGGGGCTAAAGACCCAAGATCGTTCGCCACCGCACTAGCCTTCTTGACCATCGAGATAGCCGACTGTATTCCCGCAAGGGCTGTCATCGGATCAATCATTTCCGTTCTACCTTCTTCCACTCAAGGCAAATTACTCTGCGGTTATAGACATCACCAATCCATGTCCATCGGACACAGCGATATTCTATTGACGCGAGTATTACAAACGTAAGTAAACTCACGTCCAGTACCAAATAAAAATTGAGACGCACCACAGAATAGTGGCGACTAATGTGACTGCCGCAAGGAAAGCGACAGCCCAATCTTCCATTACTCTTGTTCGTCAGCTTTCGCTGATTCTCTCGCGAGCTTCAAGTGCTGATGCTTGAAGTAGACGTTTACCAATAGACCAACCAAAGCAATCACAACGCCAGAGATAGCGGCAAACTCATTGGCTGTTAAGCCAAATATTACGGCTACTCCTGAGCCGCCATAAGTGGCGGCTGTTGCGGCTTTGGTGACTATGGCTTCATTAACTGTTGAAGTCATGATGAAACAAAAACTCGACCTGATTCTTTTGGAGTGCGATCAAAGTAAGTTGTATCAGTTGGATAAAACCAGATGACTCCATCATAAATTACAGGAGGCTTGGAATATATCCATCCCATTTTTGGATTGGATGATTCAGGAACATCAACAACAACATCATGCTCCATGCTTCTATCAATGACACCATCTTTTTCAATTGAAACTACGATGTTCATTTTGAGTGCTACATAAGTCATACAGTATCCTTCTGATCTTCCTGTTCTTTTGCCATCTTCGATTCAAAATGCATAACTTGCGGTGCTGTTTGATTTTGAATATTCGTAATAAACTTTGCGCTCAAATGGAATGGCAAATGAGCAAGAGCCTCAACAAGAGCCTGCACTTCATCACCTTTGAATGCCAAAGTTATTTCTAATTTTTTCCATGCTTCATCAGTCATTTTTATTCCTTTAAGATATTTCAACAATTCCTGCTGTTGCCGCGCCAGTTACTAAGGATGCACTCAATAGAGTTGGTTGACTTATGCTGAAGTCAGTTGCGCTAGTTGTTGCCCTTAGTGCATTACCAACAACAATATTGTTTCCTGCACCTGTGTAAACAATGGCGGTGCAATTATTTGGACTGTAAAAAGTGCTATTGTTAATTTGTTTATTAGCAATTGAAAGGCCTGTCCAAGTAAGCAAATCAGTTGATGAATAAATTACTCCTGCACCACCTATTAAATATGATCCATTGACATAAGCCATCCTACGGACAGAAACATGATCACCTAAATTTTGAGTTGTAGCATTTACAAAAACATCAGGACTTGTTCCTGCTGTGTATGTAATTCCTGTATTGGCTTTAATAAAAATATTATTGGAATTGAGCGTGTACATATTTCCAATGTTCAATGGATTCCCCAACCAAGTTAAACCATCGGTTGAATAATAAACTCCACCAGAACTATCAAAAGCCATCCAGTATCCATTTGAATACTGAAGTGATTTATTCCCACCAACATAAGTGAATGGAGAAAATGATGCAGAGATGCGAGATACATAAGTCCAAGTTACACCTTGGTCTGTTGACGATGCAATATAACCACCCGCAGATATTGCCAGTATCTTGCTTTGGGATGTAGTGCCGCTTGGAGTTATTGCACACACAACTCCATTGTCAGGAAATGGTCTACCTCTTTCAACAGTCTCTGTTGAAGTAGGCGTTTCAATAGTCATCAGGTATCCACTATTTGTACCCATGATAAAACCCGCATGATTAGGTCTGTGACAAGCTGAATATACACTTCCTAAAGATGGGATATACCAAGCATAGGCCATACCTTGCCCAACAGCACCATTAGATGCTGATGTACCTCGTAGCCATGCTCCGTAATTCGTATCATTTTGAAATGTAGCCGCAAAAATCCAAGTCCCAGTAGATGGACTTGCGGCCATCGCGCCATGTCCATATTGATTTGGTGCAATTATTTGAGCATTCGCCAGTAAGAACGAGAGCGTATCGGTGTAGACACCATTAGATGCTACTGTTCCAATTTGCAAAGCACCATATGTACTAGCTGTTCCACCAGTAAGGTATGACATCATATAGTTATATGTTGAACCAATGCCACCTGTTCCATTTATCGTGTACCAATTAGAGCTTGATGTTGCGTAAGTTCCTGTGAAACTTTGCGAGTTTATTGAGACTCCATCTGATGATGACAGATATGGACTAGTAGCAGGATGCGTAAACATCCAAAACACTTTTCCTCCATTACCAAAAGCATGAGGGAAAACTGAATTTGTTGGCCTACCTGATAGACCACTTAAATCATAAGCCGTGAAAGTTTTACCAAGATCAGTTGATGACCAAATTGCAGTAGTAGCACTAGCGTTTGGACTTGTGCTTGTATTTCCAATATACATTTTCCCCGCACTATCCATAGCAAAGCCATTGATTCCACTTGCGACTGAAGCTGTGATTGGCTTGAAAAAATATGGTGCTGTGAAAGTTGTGAAATTAGATGTATAGCAATATGCACCAGTTGATCCAAAAGCCCAATTAGTTCCGATAGTCAGCACAGCATTTATATCTGCGGCAATCGGAGTTGTAGCTGTTGACCAAGAAGTCGGGGTTGTAGCATACCAAATAACACCGCTAGTACCACCCGCAACAAATCTACTATTTCCAAATGTGATGCAATTCATATCACTTGTATTTGGAGCCGCGACTTGAGTCCACGATGTTAGGTTGGTGCTGTAATAAAGAAAGCCTACGCTACCCCTGCCAACGACTACATAATTAGTTCCGTCAAAAGCAATATCAGTAATCGTTAAGCCGAATGGGAAGTTTTGTTTTGTCCAAGTAATTGCATCTGTACTTGTGATCACTAAACCATTTCCGTTCGTTGCATCAAATCCAACTGCGATGTAAGTGCTGTTTAAATAGTGAATATTATTGACTCGCAAATTCGGATGCGTTGTTCCATTCACAGAGGTTATAAATTTATATTGTGCGGATGTGGTTGTTGATATTGATAGAGACTCACCCGCAACTAAAGTGATTGGACTATCCAATAAATTTACTGACTCTTTAGGAGGATAAGCAGTATATGTGCTTGATACAGATGGATAGCCAGTTGTTCTATTCTGAACAATAGGATAAGTAACACCACCTGAAACCTTATTGATTGTTACTGTGTCATAAGTAGTAATCAGAGAAGATGCCAAGACAGATTTAACAACGGCTGTTCTTGCCGATGGTACTGTATAGATATTTGTTGGTGTTCTTGAATTGTAGATTACAGATGTTGAGATTGGAGTTTGTGCCATGATTTATCCTTAACCCATGAAATAATAAAGAAGTGCATTGTCTTGTGGAATCTCTGGAACTGGAGGTGTGATCCATGTTGGAGCTACTCCTGCACCATTGCTTTGCAAATACTGTCCCGCTGTTCCAACTGTCGCTTGTTTAACTAGCTTACCAGTTGTTCCATCAAACAGAACAATTGTATTTGTTTGTGAACTAGCCGCACCAGTTACAAAGTCACCCGCAGGAACATAAGCCAGTTGCCATGCTGTTCCGTCATATACCTTCATTCTATTTACTGTGGTACTGAAGTAAAGCGCACCAGTAAGAATGGGGTTGCCATCATTATCAAGTGTCGGGTCTGAAGCCTTCGCGCCTAGCATCCTGTCATCAAACAAATCCCAAGATTCAGATGCAGATGTTGCGCTTGCTGTTGAGATACCCGCCTGAGTGGTAGCAATACCCGCTTGGGTCGTTGCAATCCCCGCTTGGGTTGTCGCTATACCCGCCTGAGTTGTTGCGGTTGTCGCGGCTGTGCTTGCCGTTGTCTGTCTTGTGTTTACATCCACTTGCAAAGCATTAGCTTCAGATTGGAATGTTGGCAATGCACCCAAGAAAGCATCGGCTCGAGTCGCAAAGTTTGTCGGGTCTTCCCGACTCGGTGGCGTTGGTAATGGACTGATAGCCATATTTGTTTCCTTTAAATCAAACCTTCAACTTCAAGTCTGCACCAGCTCTTAGTTGGATAAGCAATGTCAATTGTGAAATCTCGATAAAAACCATATACAACTAATGGCGCGTAAGCAACTTCTTCAGAGCCAATATAAACACTAGGAATAGCGCGAACATCTGCCAAGATTCTTTGAACGCCATTGATGCTGTCATTGTTCACCAAGAACTGACCACTCATTCGCTTACTGAAAGCTCGTTGAACGAATGTTGTTTTGCCAGTTTCATTGTCTGTATCTTTGCGACTGTAATCAATGATGCCGACAGTTGCACCGATCTCAGTACCGAATGCGCCTAATGTATAAACAGTTCCAAACAATAATTCTCCAATAGCGACAGCACTTCCAGAATTCAATGTCATTGTAATTCTAGCATTCAGATAAGGAGGCAAGTCAGTCAAGACAACTTCACCAAGCTGAACAAATGGCTCGAAGAAATACATATACCAGTCTAAGATGATTGTGCCATCAAGACCGATTGTCCTTGTGTAAACTGGAGGACTTGCCCCTGCATTAGTAACTGTAATTGTTACGCTCTGTCCCACCAAGCCAATCATTGCGACACTATTCACAATTCCAGTTGCGACTGTTACTGTAAGAGGCGCGACAGATTTAGTTGTTGTCGTGCTTACTTGCCCATCAAACATCGCGTGTTTGTTATCAGGACCAATGAATTCCCAAAAAGTTGAACCAACTGCATCAGGTAAATTATTAGTGTTAGAGTTAACTAAACTTTTGTAGTAACCAATTCCGTAATCAACTTTCTGATCTTTGCTATATGTTGTTGCTGAACTCCAATTTGCATATGCCTCTGTCGCATTGCTCGAAAGAATCATTGCAGGAGTAACTGTAACTGGCTTTATGACTTTCATACTGTTACTGTGTCCAAAGGTTGATCAGCATCTGTCTTAACAGTAAGACCACGAACATCCCAGTTATCTTGCAGTTTAAATATCTTGCTAGTGTTAACTGCTGTTGATCTAGCCTCGTATCTTAGCTGACTGACTTCTTCTCGTAAAGCCCTTATCTCACCCGCAACCTCACCGCCAATCATTGATGCTGATGTTGTTGTGTCATAGATAGTTCCTGATTTTCCAAAGTTAATTAGTTCAGGACCATTCTCTCCAACTAAAGCCATGCCACCACCATAAGAACCGCCTGATGCAAATTGCGGAATGTAATCGCCATAATCTTGATTGATTGATGCCGAACTAATCTGGCTTACAAATGCGATAGAGTCAGATGCAATCTGGTTTGCGCGATCAATGGCTGATGCCGCATTATTCCAAGCGGCGGCGGCTGATGCATTAGCTGATGCAATCTCTGCTTTAGCTTCATTGAACGCGCTTCCAACTGCATTAGCTACTTGAGTGAATCCGCTATTTGTCGCACCTTCTAAAGATTCAACTGCGCTTGCCACAGAAACAATACCAACATCAATACTGGTCAATGTGTTTATTTGAACTTCAGCATTGGCTGTTGCTGTTGCCGTATCTGCTTCTGTCAAAATTTTAATTTGATCAAGCAATGTATTTGTCGGAGCCATCTTTGCAAGCTCTTGCAATGTCAAATTCTGAGTGTCCAACAATCCCTGAACATCAGCAAAATTCTGCTGAAGGTTAATCAATGCCGCAAACTGTTCTTGACCTAGAGTCGTACTTACATCAATGCTTTCAAGCAAGGTTCTAAAGTCTTGCCTCTGTTGCAATGCCGCGATCTGCTGTTCTGTAAACCCTGCTTTCTGCAAAGCCTGAACAAGTGATGTGGCAATGACACCCGCTTGCTCTTGTTCCGTGTAGTAGTTCGCCATGAAGCCTTGTGCCTTGGCAATCAGTTGATCAATACCGCCAACAAGATTGGATACCGCAAGGACAGCATCTTCACCACTCAAAGCCAAAGCCTCAAACGGACCACCCATCAATGTCAGAGTTTCAGATGCTCCAACCAATGCCGCTTTCAATTCAGCAATGGCATTGACAACAGCTAAGACTTCTTCAAGTGTCGCGCCTTCTTTAATTGTTGCCGCAAGATTAGCCGCCCACTCAGGCAACTGCATACTCTGAACCATCGTGCGAACATCTGTCGCGATCTTCAAAGTGAATTCTTCAAATCCTGCGGCTGAATCCGAGAACTCAAATCCAGGCCACTTGTCGGCTCCTTGCGCCCAATCAACAAGGCTCTTACCGCTTGCAAGAATCTTCAACGCGCCCCATGCACCATCTGCGCTTGAGTCATCTGCGAAGCCAAGACCGACAACAACTTCCTCGGCTCGACCAAATGCTCGCTCTAATCCGTTCAAAGTATTTGCAATGCTTCCCGCCATGTTGACGATTTGCGTTTGCATTTCTTTGTTCACATCGACAACAAAGTTAAGCTCAGAGCCAGTTGTTCTTGTCGCACCCGATGCGCTCGCTGTTGCCGCGCCACCTGTATGCATAGTGCCTGAGTCATCCATTGATTTAATCAAAGATACTAAAGCCGCCGCCGCTAGGACATAAGGCATGACTGCACCCGCACCCATAGCCGCGCCACTCATCACGCCCTGATTAGCCATGACAGAGCCTGATGCACCCATCATGTCCATGAACCCTGCACCGCCCATTGTTCCGCTAAAGCCAGAGCCAAACAAAGAACCCATCTGGCTTGCACCACCAAGGATAGAACCGAACATTCCACCGCCACCGCTTGCGGCTCCTGCGGCTGTCGGCATCATCGATGCAAAAGCATTTCCGATTGGAGACATGATTGGGCGAATGATGAACTCAGCGACAGTTGTCTTGAACTTGTTTTTAATGAAGCTCAAGATGTTGTCCACGAATCCTTTGCCTGATTCAAAGCCACGCATCAATGCGTCAGTCAGTCCTTCTGTGATTGAGCTTGCCGCTTTGTCCCAAGCATCTTGTGCTTCTTTGGCGGCTTTAAGTCCAATACCTTTTTCCTTGGCAAGAGCTAATTCAGTAAGTGCTTTAGCCTGATCTCTGTATCCATCAACAACGCCTTCGCTTAACCATGCTTCTTCTGCAAGTTCAGCATTACGCTTTGCGGTCGTTGCTTGCTCATGTAACTTTTCAACTTCTAATTTTGCAATGGCTTCAGCACCTAAGAAAATTGCATCATTAGATTCTTTCTGTTTTATAACTTCATCAGTAAGAGCTTTGTTCTTTTTGACGATTGATTCATAAACCGCATAATTAGATTTTGCGGATTCATCCAGAATTTCTTTCTCTAACTTGGCAAGAGCAATTGCATCTTCAGTAATCTTTAAGAGCTTCAGCTTTTCAAATAAATTATCTTTCTGCGCCTTAGTCAGCTTCAGCGTTCCTGCCGCAATTTCATTTGTGTATTTGATCTCTAGCTTTTGTGACTCAGTTAATTTTTCAGTTGAATCAACTTCAGCTTTGTTCGTTGCAATCTTTTCATCAACGCTAGTCAATAACTTTTTATATGCTTCTTCTAACTTCTTTAACTCATCCGCTTGTTTCTTTGAAGCATCGCTCACATAAGGTGCTTCTTTCTTTGCCGCCTTAGAGATCGCTGTCATTGTGGAAACTGCTGTGCTTCCGTTAGCGTTCCATGCTTTGTCAACTTCTTCTAATGCACCAGTCCAATTTGTTTTCAGGCGATTAGCGTAATCAGTACCCAACTGCACAGCACCTTTAAAATCACCCGTCATCACAGCGTAGATTTGTCGACCTGCTGTGTATAGCGTATCAACCATTGTGGCAACAGCTTCGTAAACTAAGACAACAACTATGTACAGACCTTTCATCCCAATAGCTAATGCTTCAGCAATTCGTTTCAAGCGGTCGCCTTCTGTCATTGATGAAAAGAATTGATCTGCAAGACCTTCAAGAGTTGGCAACAATTCAGCCGCTACTTGCATTGCAATACCTTGGAATCCTTGACCCATCAAATCCAATGTGTCATTAAACTTCTCGGCTCTTGCGGCTGTCTCATCGCTAATTGTTAAACCTAGCTTACGAGCCATCTCATCAAACTGATCTAAGCTGTCTGCTCCTGCATTAAGCAATGGAATTAAATCAGCACCCGCTTTGCCAAACAACTGGACAGCCAATGCAGTCTTGCTTGCACCATCTTCGTATGATTTGAATTTATCAGCGACTTCGCCCAAGACTTGACGAGTGGACTTTAGCGATCCATCTGCATTCCGAGTGCTGATGTTCATAGCAACAAAAGCATCATTGCCATTCGCAATAGCGACAGACAATTTACTCATGCTTGTTTGTAGCGCACCGCTATCAATACCCGCCTGTCTAAAGGCAAGCTGAAGCCCTGCTACATCTTTGACAGCGACACCAATTTTCTGCGCCATCTTATTGGTTTCGTCTGCGGCATCTATCGCGCTTTTAATCCATCCAGTAAAAGCGGCAACCGATAAGCCAACTCCAATCGCACCCAATGCAGTAGCCGCAACGCTTGCTGACTTCTGTATTGAAGACATAGCCGATTGAACAGAGTTCTTGGCTTTATCTAAATCTTGTTGGAGTCTAACAATGTTAGCCGCCATCTCGATTGTTAGTTGCCCGACTGTTGTTGCCATGACTTACCTTTTTGCCTGAATGAATGCCCTGAAAGCATTGCCGACTTTTTTGCTCACGATAGTTCTATCGAACTCATTTACTGGATCACCGAATGGCGGCTCGCACTCTGGCTTTTCGCTCTCTTTAGCTTGCATCAAATATGCCTGTGACATTTGTTTGATCGCTCTGTATTCCCAAGCTGAAAGCTCAACGCCTGTGCATTGTTGCCACGATATTATTTCTTTTGCGGTCAATGGTATTGAACCCATCCCGCCCATTTCTACCATGCCTAAATCTTGCCAATAGGTTATCACATATTCAGCATCACCAACATCAGGCATCAATGGCTTCCCGCCATTTTTTTGAATCTTCTCAGCGCGTGTTAACTCAGCTTGCTTATCACCTGATGCAACCGATTTCTCTTGCTTGACAACTGGTATTGATCTGAACCAAGCCAGTTGTCTCGCATAAAGACTTAGGTCTTCGATGATGCCTGAGTAAAATTTGCCCAATCACCAACGGCTTTATTTACTTGTTCAGTAATGAAGCCGATGGCTGAATCAAGATAAGCGGCTTTAAACATTTCAACTCCTGTGAAATCTTTATATCCAAATCCATTGAAGCTGACTGTGCAAGCTGATAAAAACTCAGCATCAAGCTCACGCTGTTCGCCTTCTTTCATCTTCTTTCCACCCTTCTTCACATACTCAAGGATGGCACGATTGCGGATGCTTTGTGCTTTTTGGAAAGCCTTACTTCCTGGACCATAGACTGTGATTGAAAGTTGGTTTCCATTAACATCAAGCAATGCATCGCCTTCAACTGTTTCCAATTCAACGATGGCTGTGTCTTTGACTGCTAGTTCTGAGATATCAAACATTTTAGTAATCCTTTCGCGGGGAGAGTTATTGCCCTTGCTCGAATCAGCCGCACCCCGCGAAGGATGCGAACTGACCCGAGTAGGTGCGCGTGTTGCCATTTACGGCAATTCTTTAAGCGGCTAGTGCTTCAACAATACCAACTCCTGCGGCATTGGTTGTGATTTCCAATGTTGCAGTTGCAGTAGTGATTGAATCAACAGAGCCAACGCCTACTTTCCAAGACATGATTTGCGCCCTGAAATAGTATTTGTCACCATTCTGTGTGGTCACCATAAACGAATAGTCGTTATCAGAAATGCTTGCGGCTTTCATAATAATCTGACCTGCGTCATCGGTGTCCAAACCCAAAGACAAAGTGATTGTGCCTTCGTTGAATGAGCCTTTGAACTTCTGTGTGCCACGCGAGCCAACTGGCATATGCGTGACCAGAGCATACTCACGACCAAACTCGCCCAAGTCGGTGATTTCACCAACGAGTGCGGGGACGGGAGATGTTGTAAACAGGGTGTTATACCCTGCGCTATTGAAGGTAGCGGGTGCTGACGCAGTAACACGAAGTGTTGTCCCTGCGGATGTGCGGACTGTCATGGTCTTTTCCTCTCGGTTTTAAAAAAAGCCCACAGGGATGTGAGCAGAATTTTCAAGCAAATGCCTGAAACTGTTTTGTGTCTCACTCATAGTAAGACACCAAATAATCTGCGGATTGAGTCCAAGTACCAGTATCTAAATCTTTTTCAGGTGTTCCGAATAAATCTAGGCGACTACTGATAACTGTCTTACCCGCAAATGTCTGTTGTAATTTAAAGTCCATCGCCAAGCGAACTTGGTCATGGATTGCTTTCACCTCTGCCATTGTTTTAGCAAGCGGATTGATCTGCACTCTTGCTCTTGCCATTTGGCGTTCTGTGGCGAAATTTATGTGCGGCAATGGCACAGCATCAATAACTGTATATACGAGCGCAGGGAAGGCGGTATTCTGTGGCAATTGCGACATCGCTTTGCGAGTGCTTACCAATGTGGTAATTCCTGCTGTATTTAGCATTGCGGCAATTATTAGTTCTGGATTCATAATGCTTTAATCATCTCTCGCCCAATACGCATACGAATATATGCCGCCACATCTTCAATCACCTCTGTCGTTCCACCATCAAATGCTTTACGCATGAATGCAGTTGGCCTGACACCTTGATGGACTGCGGATTCTGTGAAGACATTTCCAAATTTCATAGCCTTCCTGTTCTTAGGCTCTATTTTATATGGTGCTCCAACAGTTCTACCAGTACCCTCATAAAAAGATGCAGTTCCGAATTCAACAAATTTAGCATACCATGCGTCACCGCCACCCGCAACGATTTGTGAAACGGCTTTGCCTTTTCTTAAAGTTGTTTTGACTTTGATGCTTTTTTTCAATTTACCAGTTTTACCGATTGGAGCATTAGCCCTAGCACGATCTCTATAAATGTTTGCGCCCTGCCGCAAAGCACCTCGCATGATATTGGCTTCTAATTTAGCGGGTAGTTCATCAAGCATTTTTTGCAACTCTGCAAGCCCATTTATAGAAATGCTTTGATCACTGGCCATCTAAACTTCCCTCTGTGCAATCAAAGATGATTGTTTTATCAGCCTCATCAACATTCATAGATGCCGTAATGTTGAATATGCGTGTTCCAAATAAAATACGCCATGCATCAGCAGTAGTTGGAGGAACAAATAATTCTGAATATCTGACTGTAACTTGGTGCGTCAATTGTGATTCAACTACCATTGAATTTGAACGCAATTTTTCACGACCGCTCAATGGCTTCACTTCAGCCCATACAGTGCCAATATTGATCCAAGAATTTATCTCTTGGCCATACGCATCAAGCGTAGCACTTCTGCGCTGAACAGTAACGCGCTGTTGCAGTTTTGAAATTCGCATCACGCACCCATATTGATTCTATAAGGAGTCATCAGATGAATCATCCCGAATGGAATTGCTGTAACGATATTTCCCACATTGATTGCTTCACGATTCTCATAAAGCTCACCAATGTATAGCAACATGGCTTGCTTCAAAGCACTTGGCATTGGATATTCGTTAGGACTCATGCTGTCTGTATATCCTGCCGCAAACCGAACAACCACAGCATTTGGAACAACTTTGGTATGAGGCCAAGTTGTTACAGGGAAAATCTTTGCGGGATTGCTGTATGAATCAAATATATATTGATTGGCATTTAGTGTTTGAGTCGCACCATTCGTGTCTGTATACATGATGCTTGTGATTGAATTAACTGGACTTGTACCTAGTTCAATTTCATTCACAGGAAATTCATCAAGAGCCATTGCATAAGTTGTTTGTGCAACAGTCAACTCTGTATATGCTTCAACGGCTTCACGCGCAGTCTTAATCAAAGCAGTTACCAAAGCATCATCAGGATGCGCCGCAGGAGAGCCAACAGCATCAAGACGCAAATGTAATCGAGCAGTTGCCAATGTTATTGGCTCTGTCGTGACTATGCTTGTGCGTTTAATTTTCCGAACTAATTGCGTCATTTAATTTTTCCTCTGGCTTATAAACCAAAGCATCATCACCAATCCACGATTTCAAAATTTTACCGCCAACATCCTTAGTTCCACGGAATTCTTTTGCGTGACCAACTCCAATGCCACCGCGACCTTCCATGCCCTTGATGCCAAGAACACGATCACCACTAAACAAATGATTGTTTCCATGCGCTTGCCATAGCAATACATCAATGAACTTAATTTGCGCCCTGCATACTGATCTGAATGTGTCTAATGCCTGACCACGAATAGCAGATGAGCAGAGACTACTGTGCAATGTGTTGAACATTGGTCTGTAAGATTTCTGAGGCAAGTTGTAATAGCGAGCATTAGCTTCGCCAATCAACTCAGCCTTCTCAAATTTCTTATCAACTGTTTCAAGCCAATCAGCCGCATACCAATCGTCATCCTCAATAAAGACAACTCTCTCATCTGCGCCAACAACATCCATACCCGATCGAAGATTACGCGCTTGCGTATTCATTCCATCTTGCCAGTAAGGAGTTGGCCTAATTACTTCTAGTGTCCATTTCTTTTTGCTGAATGTGATTGGCTGTGCAACCTCACCATCATCAACAATAATCCAACGAACATCTCCTCTGTACGTCTGCCTTGCCATCCACAATTCGCAGATAGCCCAAGCCTTCGGTCTCGCACCAGTTGCAGTCAATAGGGTCAACATACTTTAATTGCTTCCTCAAGCGTCATTCGCTCAAAGCAAGTCAGGGCTGTCTGTCTGCTTGCGTTAATTACTCGGACACCTTCTGCTTGCAAATCAACTGCAAGTTGCGGGAACTTAGCTTGCCACATTTCAAATGGTTGATGGTTTGTCAATCCTTCACCATGCTGACCAAACCAATGTGCCTCACCTTTGGGTGATAGCGTACAGTCTAATCCTAGCAGAACAATTGTCCTTGCGCCCCATAAGTACGCAAGATTGATTGCCTGATAACCGCTATTACCGCCCTGATGGATTACGCCATTAGTTCCGAGTCCTTCTTTGTATTCAGACCCAATGCGATTGATTTTGTACCTCTTGGCCGCCCCCTCGTCTTGAGTCCAACATTCGCCTTCGTATTCTGACTTGACTCGCTCATAGTGGACTCGCCACCATTGGTCATCGCAAGCATATAAGCAGTCTGCGAATGTTGCTCTGCGGTAGCTATCATTGACTGCGATGGTCGCCCATCCTTGGTCTCCAACAAGGTTGCAATCTTCCTCGGTGAGACTTGGTCCGCTTGCAATAATACAGGCGACACGCCCCGCCCAACGACCTGCGGTGCGGTCGTAAGAACTGATCGGGCGGTCGCCAATGGGGGGTTTACTATTTCAATCACACCAATTGATTGAAGATCGTCAGCAACTACTGACGGAACTTTTAGCCTCATCTTTTTGCTCACGCTACCGATGCGTGAATCTTCAAAGTGAGTCAGGGCAATTATTTCAACTAATTCCATCGCGGGGTCATTTCTGTTTAGTTTTATAAATTACAAAACCCCCACACCCTAAAGCATGGGGGTCTGCTCAATTACAGGTTGCCGTAAATGAAAGCGGATGGGCGATAGACTGTCAAAGCCAAACGCTCTTCTGCTAACAATGTGGCCATGTTCTTCTTGAAGTTGTCGCCATCTTCATAGGAGATTTGAACAGCCGCATCCATGCGATCCCAGATTTGCGCGCCCATAGTGAAGCCGCCAACCAAGAATTTACCCGCTGTCATGCTGTTTGTAGCGATAACGCGCTTGCCCCAAATCAAAGGTTGCAATGCATTCACAGGACCATTCTCACCGCCAAAGATGTATTCACCATAAGTGGTCTTAGCGATTTCAATGGTTTCCCAATCAGCAGGGTTGATCACAATTGTGTCAGGCATATAGTCAGACAATTGAGCCTGAGTAATCGCACGACGCAATGTATCCAACTTTGTGTCACCAGTAATACGACGGCTATACGCTGTGTGATTACCTGATGCAGTGATACCCGCGATTGTGCCGCTTGTACCAAGGCCATTCAACAACTGATCTTCCTCTTCCAACTTCAAGCCATAAGTCAAACGACCATTGACATAAGATTGCAATTGAGGAGCATCATCCAACACCTGACGAGAGACAGGGATGAAGTGAGCCAATGTCACCACAGGAGCGTTAGCCAATGTGAATGTAATTGCTGACTCAGGCTTTGTCACATTCTCACGCGCAGGGCTTGAGTATTGTGCGTTTGCATTGTTGGTAAACACATTCTCTTTGGTGTATTGCACCAAGTTAGAGGATGTACGACCGACAGGCAACACATCACGAATAGTCAAAACACGATTCGGATTTGTGATAATTCCTGGGACACGGAAGTCAGCGACCAAAGGTTGGTTCTGACCAGTAGCGTTCACGATTGCTGTCTTGGTTTCAATACGAGCAAACTTGCTACGACCTTGAGACATTGCTTGGAAGGCTTCGGACTTAACCAATTGCTCACCAAGAGACTCAGATTGCTTCTGACCTTCTTTAGCAGAGTCAGACATCTTGCGCTCAAGTTCCAAACACTTCTCGGTCAACTCAGCGGCTTTAGTGCTGAGTTTTTCCATTGCGGATTTGGTTTCATTTTCAACATTTTTGGAAGCCGCGATTTCACCATTTGCTTTTTCCATCCATGATTTCAGTTCACGAGTGGTACTCAGCAATGTGCCTTGGGTTTCCGCTAGGGATTTAATTTCTGCGATATCAGACATGGTATTTCCTTTTAAAGAGTCCGAGATGTTTTAAGATTCTCAGCGATGATTCGCTGAAGTTCATTTGGCAATTTCAATTCCTCGGACTCACTCCGAGCAAACAAACGCTTCGCACGACTTGCCGTAGCCGTAGCGAGCGACTTCGAGAAACCTCCTGCCTCACGCAAGAAGTCCTCAAAATCTTTTATGCTTTCAACTTGGTCAAGCGATGTCTTAACGCTAGTTAAGTCAACCCGAGCCATGTCGTCAGCAGGAAAAGTGACAACAGAAACTTCTGATAGGTCACTGATGTTTTTTATGACACGAACAGTTTGCCCATTGATTTCAGAATATTCAACATCTGATGCCTTGAGCATATAACCAATACTAAGGCCATCAACTGTTTCATGTTGCATGGCGGCTTTGACTATTGCGGCTTCTGGATTGCCCATTGTCAATTCGCCTTCAATGTATAGACCCTTCTGGTCTTCCATCATCTTAGTCCACTTGCCGATTGGCACATCCCAAGACTTGTGATTCACAAACATCTTTGGCATCCGCGCAGAGCCATTCATTACGGCATCAATCACAGACTTGTAAGCACCCGCCATGATTGTGTCGCCATAGCTGTCAATGCCGCCAAATGTAGAAGCATAGCCGCCAAACTTTCCGCTAGATGCGTCTGCGAATTTTAGGCTTACGCTATTTAATAAAAGTTGCTTTCTTCCAATCATCTTACTCTCCGAATCTTGTATCTTTGCCCATTCACGATCTGCCCAAGTCTTGCCTGAATCACCGCCCCACAAAGCCCAAGCGATGCGACCATTACTGGGATAGCCTTCCTCACCCTGACGGAAACCTTCTGCCTGTTTATCAACTTCGTGTCGAGCGAAGTATGAAACCATTCGGCCAATTGTCTCGTCAGATAAATTAACTTTATTTACAATATCACGCGCTCTTGCAATTCCTACCTCTGTGCCGCCTCTTCCAAATTCGCTACGCCAATCAAGGCCACGCTGAGCCTCGTCAACCATTGCATTATTAGGGATTGGCATTACCTTGATTCCCTAAAGAGGTCAAAGGAGCTAAATTCAATTGAGCCGTCAGTTCGTCTGCGCCATCTTTACGAGGCATATTTTCAAGCTGTCGCCATTCGTTGCGAGTCATCAATCCATTCTGCACAGCAGTTGAACCAGACTCTAGTCTTTCTTTCAATGACCCACGCAAGATGGCATCTAATGAAAACTCAGCTGTATAAAGTTCACGCTGTCTTGGTGTCAAGACTCGTCTATCAATACATTGCTCAAGTGATTCAAGCATTGGGCGCAGTCTGAACTTATAGAAGCCTTCAATCAATTGGCCAATACCAGTTCCCCAAGTTGTTGTCTTGTTCGTATCGTTGATCATTACAGAGGAGATGCCAAACCAACGGCCAATATCCTCAACTGAGAATCTGCGTGTATCAAGCAATTGCAAATCAGCAGGAGTCAAACTCAATGGTTCAAACTTTGCACCCGCCTCAAGAACCAACAAATCATCATCTGAACCTTCAACGAGTCCGCGATAGTTTCCGCGAATTTTGTTCCTTTGGTCTTCAGTCAACAATTTGTCGATCATGAAAACTCCAGGACGCTTGCCTGATTTCTTGTAACCTAAAGATGTATGGTTCTGTGCATCAACAGCAATACCGACTGAGTTACGCATATAGTCGAGGCGACTCATTCCAATTATTCCATTGCCCTTATCGCGCCAATGGAAAACTGATTTCTCATCGTATATGGCTACTTGTCCTTCGTATTGGTATTTGTAAATGATTGTCTTATCAACGAGTACATCCACTTCAACTTGATCTGAAGCCATAGGCCACATCTCGATAACTTCCCCTGCATCATTACGAACAAGTCTTGCATATGCGTTACCTCGGAACAAATAATTCATTACCATGAACTGCCAAAACTCCATTGGAGTATGGCGACGATTTGGTGAGTCATGAAGCAATGTCCACAACTTAGTTCCGCGAGCTAATGTTTTATGTCCATCAGGATCGTTTGATCTCTCGTAAACAAACAACGGCAAAGACGCAATATTGTCAGTCAGCAATTCAATGGATGCCCAAACTGCTGATACTTGAAGCGCACCATCAATCCCGTAATCTTTATTGCTATCATAGACTCGCGTGAATGGCTCGCCTAGCTGTACGCCATCTTGTTGACCAGTAGAGCCAACATTGCCGAACCATCGGCGTAAAGATTGATAAAGTGTTGCCATTTGATTAGTGTTTCATTACAAGTGGTGCATCTAAGAATCCGTCTAGATCGCCTTCTGTTTGTTTGGACATACCCGCAACTCCTACAGCCATCGCTAATGCGACTGCGCCATCAATGCGACCAGTTGCTTTTGCTTTATTTAATTTCCGATTCCCTGCGGCATCTTTTTCTACTCGCGCATTTGCCATGCACATTGTGAGAACAGGATTGCCTCCATGCGCCAATTGCTCATTCAAAAGGATTGTCTCAAGCGAATCAATCGCAGGAGCCATGTCCTTGAAGCCTTGGCCGAATGGCACTAAGGGTAACACAAAGCCAAGTTCATCGATTTCTTTCTTCAGCAAATCGAATCTCCACCTGTCAAATGCAACTGCTACTACATTGCAATCTGACAGGATTTCAACAATCTCACGCGCTACGATCTCATAATCAATGGATGCACCAATTGTCGTTCTGATGAATCCCTGTGATTCCCAAATGTCATAAGGCGCACGATCTTTTCTTGCCCGATCTTTCAGACCCTTCTCAGGTGTCCAGAAGATTGGCTTTACGTGCCACTTGCCACGCCATGCTATCAGAACCATGCTAGTCAAGTCTGTCTTTCCTGACAGATCAAGACCCACATAAACAGGCTCTTCATAAAAGACCGACTCGTCAGGCTCAGAACTATTGAGAATCCAAACGCCTCTGCTTACGAATGGGGCAACCATCTCAACTCGCTGATTCAACACGAGGTTGCGAAAAGTCGGTTCGAAACTTGGCATCCGCTTTGCTCTTGCGGCTTGTTCAATTACATCTTCCATGCTTCTGAAAGAACCCAATGCAGGATTGGCTTTCTTCCACTCAGCAGGGTCTTCTAGATCACAATCTTTTACCGCCTCATACAAGTGGCAAACAATATTCTTATCATCACTCGTCTTAGCGTCATCCAACCAAATGCTAAACAAGTCATTGTCATTTGGTGCTTGCGTTGATATTGCCAAAAGCAGAGGGGCATCATGCGCCCCTTGGCTAGTTGTAATTGCATCAACGAACTCACTACTCGGACCTCTGACCTGACCAAGCTCATCTAGGATGGCCAAGATTGGCGATAGGCCATGCGCTGTCTTGCCCTCTGCGCTGATCGCCCTGTACTCTGTATTCATTGGCAAGCCACATAGCTTCTTTGAGCTAGGCACTTCTCTCACAATGACTCGGAGCTTTGGTGACATGGCCACTATCTTTGATGCAAGGTCATATACGATTGCGGCTTGTTCTCGGCTCATCGCACCTGAAATAATTTGGCTATTTTTTTTTGCCTCAGGACCAACGAGGTGAGCAAGCAAAATGCAAGCGATCAAAGCTGTCTTGCCGTTCTTGCGACCGATGCTCAGATACCCTCGTCTTGTGCCGTTTGGGTTGTCGTATACATCTAAAATAAATTTCTTTTGAAAGTCATCAAGTTGAAAATCAATCCCCACAGATTTTCCACTTGGCACTTTGCAGTAGTGTTCAATGAAGGCGATCACCCTCTGGCCACGAGTCATTGGATTTGTCATCTTGCAATCAGATCATCAAAGGAGTTGATCGTGCGAGCAATTCTGTTCTGCTCAGAACCTTGGCCATTCAAAGTTCGCGGGTCTTGGCTTGTTTGATTCAAACTAAGGCTTCTTATAATGGCAAGTTGTTGTCGTTGAAAAGAATCAATGATTGAAATCAATGGATTCGGTATCGGTGTACCGCGATCATTCTTCACAATGATGCCCATGCGATCAAGGCTTTTCTGATGCTTGCGGATATCTGCTTCAAGCCGAACAGCTTTGGCAACCAAAAGCAAATCAAAGTCACGCCACCCATCGTGTGCGCGCGCGCGCGTGAACTGCCCCCAGATTATAACCTCATCTTCATTTCTTAGCTCAACACCTTCTGGAAGAGGCGTCTTTTCAGACAACTCGCTAACCAGTTGAACTACTTTTTCGATGCTGTTCAATCCTGCTGACTGACCATTAGCCAATTTGTTTTGCCTTTTTTTTCGGGAGTTTTTGAAAGAAGTGG